CTCCCGAAATTAACAGCAAAACAACAAAAATTTGTCACCTGTTACGCTCTTTACGCTAATGCCGTTAAGGCTTACCGTATGGCGTACGATTGCTCTTCAATGTCGGACGACACAATTAAAACAGAGGCTCATCGTTTGTTAAAAAACAAAAAAGTTGCTCAATGGATTGAAGCACTCGAGAAAAACAAAAATGATGTCGTTAAAAAAGAATTTGAATATTCCGTTCAAGATGCGTTTTCAGAACTCAACGATTTACAGTCGAGATGCAAAACCTCTTACAAAACTTACAATGTCGAAAAATCTTGCATAGACAGTAAATGCAAACTTGCAGGTCTGTTCAATGATGAAAAAGATAATAGTTCAGGTTCAACGGTTACAATTATGGGCAATATCTCGCTAAACAACGAAAATTTAGATTTTAAGGTCGGTGAAGAAGTTGATTCAACTTCCCAAAATACTTAATCTCCCACAAAAACTCCTCCCTTTCGTTCTCAACTTCGACAAGTACAATTATCATTTGTTAGAGGGCGGTCGTGGCGGTGGAAAATCTCACGGCGTTGCAAGATTTTTATTATTCCTTGCCGAAAAACGAAAAGTCCGTATCTGTTGCGGTCGTGAAACTCAAAATTCTATCGAAGAATCTGTTAAAGCAATTTTCGATAATCTCATCATCGAATACAATCTCGATTTCGATATTCAAAAAGACAGAATTACTCACAGAAAAACAGGCTCTGTCATCTTTTTTAAAGGTTTCAGAGAACAAGGCAGAGTCAACATCAAAGGACTTGAAGGTATCGACGTTCTTTGGATAGATGAAGCACAGGCAATAACTAAGCCAACTTTAGATTACATAATCCCGACTATCAGAAAAGTTAACTCCCGTGTGATTTTCACAATGAACAGGTTTGTCAGAAATGACCCCGTCTATAAATTCTGTGTCGGTCGTGAAGATACTAACCACATTACAATTCTGTATTTTGATAATCCCTTTTTAGCAAAAAAACAATATCAAGAAGCCGAAATTTGTAAATCTAAAAATATCGCTGAATATGAACATATTTGGCTCGGTAAACCCCTCGCTCAAGCAAGCGATTTCTTAATCCCGTCAACTAAAATTGATGAAGCAAAAAACCTTACCTTCAACAACGAAGAACACCCTCAAAACTCCGTAATGTCCGTTGACCTCTCCGCTTCCGGCGGTGACCTCTGTGTCGCAAAATTATTCACACAACAATCAATTACGGGTTGGCTTGAGTCTCAAACTACAACTTGGTCTCAGCCCGATACTGACATTACAAAAGGTAAAATTATTAACCTTTATTCACAATGGAAACCCGATATTCTTATCCTCGATGCAGACGGTCTCGGTTATCCGATTTTCGTTTCCGTAAAAAAGGCTATTCCGAATACTATCGGTTTTAGAGGTGCAGGCAAACCTAAAAACCTCTCGGCAGGCAACCAAAGAGCCGACGGCTACATAGTAACTAAAGAATTTATCGAAAACGGTTGGCTCAAACTTACCTGCGAAAACGCTTGTCGCCAACTCGAATACTTAAAACGTGTCTACAAACCCTCAGGGTTAACCTTCATTCAGGACAAAAATGATATTCGTAAAGAACAAGCCGAAAGCCCCGACTTCGCCGATACCGTCATGATGGCAATTTACGCTATCACCTATCACTCTCATTTATTTACCTCAAAAAACAAAAATCAAAATAGCAGTCATTCCTGCATTAATACAGATTTTGACCCCTACGAATTTTAATCAGAAAGGATATATTACTATGTGTTCAACCCCTTCTATCCCTAAAGCAACTCAAACAGAACAAAAAGATATTGCCGCTCCGACATACGCTGATGCCGAAGTTACAAAAGCAAGTGCCGCTCAAAGACAAAAACAAACAAGACTCGCAGGTCGTGACATAAAAACCTCCGCCCGTGGTCTTTCCGATTTGGCATCTACAAGCAAAAAATCATTATTGGGTGACTAATGAACAAATTTAATCAAAAATTAAAAGGTCTTGCCGGAAGAAAAATCACTACGTCCGATTTCAAAATCAAAGATACCAAATATAACAAAAAATATTTTGAAAATCGAAGAAATGAACTCGCTGAGATTTTTAACTCCGTTAAAGCAGACTTGCAAGAACAAGCAGATTTCTTCTCCCCTAACGCTGTTAGATTTTTGGCAAGAAATGTCAACAAACCTCGTGTCCGCAGTAAAAAAATTAAAGACAGTACAACTTTAATCGCCGTCAGAAACTTCTCAAGCGGTATGATGACAGGCGCTACCTCGCCTACTCGCAGGTGGTTTAAAACAGGTTTGATGAACAAAGATGTCGAAAATAACCACGCTGTAAAAGAATGGTGCGCTAAACAGGCTGAATTGACAAGAAAAATTCTCTACGCTTCAAATTTCTATCAACTTCTCCCCGAAGTCTATGACCAATTAGGTGTATTCCTATTTTCCTGTCTGGCATTAGAAAGTGATTACGAAACAGTCGTAAACTTTAAATGTTTGCCTATCGGTTCATACTTCTATGACAAAGACCACAGAGGTGTCGTTGACACCGTTTGCCGTCACTACATGCAATCCGCTAAAAACTTAATCGCTGAATTTGGCGAAGAAAATGTTTCAGAAGCCGTTAAAAATGCCTACGAACGAACTCCTAATCAAATGTTTGAAATTGTCCATTTCGTTGAGCCAAACAAGGATTATATCAAAAATTCTCCCGTTTCTGACAAGAAAAAATATATCTCCGTATATTACGAAGTCGGAAATAATGAAAATTTCTTGAGAAAATCAGGCTTTGACCGCTTCCCCTATGTAATCTTTGAAGCAAGTTGCAACGGTGAAGATACCTATCCATCTAAAGGTCTCGGCGCTTACGCTCTTCCCGATGCAAAACAACTTATGGCTATGGTCAATGAATATGCCAAAGCAGTCAAAAAAATGGTTACTCCTGCTTACAAAGGTCCTGCAAGTCTCAAAGGAAAAGACTTGTCAGATACACCCGGACATTACAACGAAACAGACGACAACGGAAACGGTTTGACTCCCGTTTATCAAGTAAATCCTCAAGTTTTGGAACTCACTAAGGGTATCAACGAACTTCGGGAAAATATTAAGTCAATCTTCTACAACGATTTATTCGCTATGATTCTTAACACCGCTGAACGTGGAAGAACTGCTACCGAAGTTAATGAACTTAAAGAAGAAAAAATGGTTCTTCTCTCCCCTCTGCTTGAACAAATCCACACCGCCCTTAAACAAATTCTTGAATGGATTTTTGAAGAAGAAATCAGAACAGGAATTCTTCCCGAATATCCTGAAGAATTACAAGGACAGGAAATAGAAATTGAATTCGTTTCAACCCTCGCTCAGGCAATGAAAGCACAAAATATTGCAAGCATGGAAAGATTTACCACTTTTGTCGCAAATATGGGACAGGCAATAGACCCCGTCCTATTGAAAAAAATTCAAGGCGAAAAAATGATTGACGATTATGCCGACTTCGCAAATATTGACCCCTCTCAAGTTACTCCAACCGAACAGGTCGCTCAATATCGTGCAATGCTTGAACAAAAGCAACAACAACAAGAACAAATCTCCGCACTTCAACAAGGTTCTCAAATGGTTAAAAATATGGGCGGGGCTGATGCCTTCGGTGGTGAACTTATGCAAAGGCTCGGTATGTAATATGCCCGATGACGAAATTAAAGAAATAGTTAAAAACCTCTTGAACACCGATGCAGGATTTGAATTTATTGACATTCTGCTTGACAAATTAGGTGCTTTCGACAGAGGTTGCAACTTCCAAAATATTCAACAGGAATACTTCAACAGAGGAAAAAGAGAAATGGGGCTATGGCTGTTAGACCTCGTTCAAGACAGCAACTTTAACAAGTTTATCGAAATTAACAAAAAAAGGAGAAACAAAAAATGTCAAACGAAAACGAAAATGATTCAGGATTAATCACCGATAATAACCAAAATCTCGGTGCTTCAGATGAACAAAATATTCAAAATGAAAAAGATATTCCCGAAAATAATCAATCAGTCGAACAAAATCAAAATAATGAGCAAAATCAATATCTCGGTTCTCCCGAAACATACGATTTTAAAGAAGTAAATCTTCCCGAAGGTTTCCAAATAGATAACGCTCTTGCTGAAAAATTCGCCCCCATCGGCAAAAAACTCAATCTCTCTCAACAAGGTGCTAACGAACTCGCTAACCTGCTTATCGACTTTCAACAATCTCAAATGGCTAACGCTAACGAAAAAATTGCTGAATATGAAAAACAAAAAGCAGCTGCAACAAAGTTAAGTTACGAAAAAATGTTGAACACTGACAAAGAAATCGGTGGCGGTGATACAACCAAAATGAATGCGTATCTCGATGTCGCTGACGTTGGTTATAACTCTTTCGCAAGTTCGGAACTCAAACAGGTTCTGTCTCAATTTAACCTCGACTATCACCCCGCCGTTATCAAACATTTCCACAAATTGGGCAAAATGTGCGGTAACGACAACATTCTTCAAACAGGTAAGCCATCCGCTAAAACAGACCCTGCTGACGTTCTCTACGGAAACAAAAATGATTAGTATTTAAAAAGAAAGGACAAAATTATGGCAACAGTAGGTAACACTTTCCCAACTCTTAAAGATATGTATTCTCAAATGGAAGGTGACGGCAAAGTTACGGCAACAATTATTGATTTATTTGTTAAGTCAAATGCTATTTTAGAAGATGCGGTAACTCTCGAATGTAACAACGGAACTTCCCACAAAACTACCGTAAGAAACGGTCTTCCTGAACCTCAATTCAGAAAATTCTATCAAGGGGTAAAATGCCAAAAAGGTGAATATACTCCCGTTGAAGACGACACCGCAATGCTTGACGATTATTCTTTAGTCGATAAAAAACTTGCGGATTTGAACGGAAACACAAATCAATTCAGATTAAATGAAGCAGAATCACATATTTTGGGTATGAACAACACCGTCCAAAAAAATATCTTCTACGGCAATAAAGGCAAAAATGCTGCCGCCTTTGACGGTTTGGCAACAAGATATAATCAAATATCATCTGATGAAAATGACATCGGCTATCAAGTTATTGATGGCGGCGGTACAGGTTCTGACAACACTTCTATTTGGTTCGTTACTTGGGGCGATAAAGCAACTCACCTTCTCTACCCGAAAGGAAGTAAAGCAGGACTTCAACACGTAGACAAAGGTCAAGTAACCGCCGAAGATGCTGACGGTAATAACTATGAAGCATATCGTGACTATTTCTCTTGGGATATTGGTATGTCCGTAAGAAACTTCAAAGGTAATGTTCGTATTGCAAATATTGACGTTTCTGACTTAGACGGCAATAATGCCGCTGACTTGATTAAATTAATGGTTAAAGGTTTTTACAGAATACCTGAAATCGTTGCAAGAAGCGGAAAAACCGTTTGCTATGTAAACAGAACTATCGCAACTTTCTTGCATTTACAGGCAATGAACAAATCTAACGTGAACTTGACGTTGGATAAAGATGCTTTCGGTAAACCGATTGTCAACTTCTTGGGTATCCCCATTAAAACTGCTGACCAAATCCTTAACACTGAAGCAAAAGTTGCTCAAAAATAAACAATACTTAAATGAGTAGGCGGAACTCTAAATCCGCCAATGTTTACAAAACAAGGAGATTTAAAAATGTTATACGATAAAGAAAATATGTTTTCCGACAATCAGGCAATTACCGCTGATGCCGCTTCAACTAATGTACTTGAACTTGCAAAAGGCCCTATCAAAGAAGTCGCTTTCGGCACTCCCATTCCCCTTCGCATTCAGGTAACAAAAACGTTTACGGGGATTACCTCTGCAAGCACTCTCGAAATCAAAGTCCAAACCGACGACAACGAAGCATTTTCTTCACCGACTGTTTTGGCTACGTCAGGTGCAATTCCAATGACTGACCTCAAAGATGGTTTTGTTGCACCCATTAATTACGTTCCGAGAGGAAATCAGGGCTTTATGAGATTATACTATGATGTTACTCTTAACGCTTCTGAAACTGTTACTGCCGGCAATATTACCGCTGGCATTGTCGCTTCAAACGGCGGTTCTTACCACGAAATGTAATACTCTCAAGCAGGGCTTTTGCCCTGCTTTTTCAGAAAGGAAACATCAATGAAAGTTAAAGTAATTAAAGACTGCTATTACGATAATGAATATATCAAGGCAGGAAGAATAATCGATTTAAAAGAAGAAAAACTTCCCTCTTGGGCAACCCTCGCTGACGGAATTGCTACTGCAAAAAATAAAAATAAAACAACAGGAATTGAACCTTGTGCTAATAATATTCGCAAACCTGAACAAAATACCGAAAATCAACAAATCGCTGATTCTCAAGAACCAATCGCTAATTCTCCCGAACAACAATCCCTGAAAATAGAACAATCCGAAGAACTCTCAGATACTCAGAAAGAACAATATCTCGATTTGCTCATAAATGAAGCAATGGAACAAAATATTTATCTCGATGATGCTGACAAAAAATCTGTTGACGAACAAATCGCTGAACTCGAAAAACTCTTGAAAAAGGAATAATAATTATGTGTATTATCTCAACAACTGTCGTTGGTACTGCACTATCTGTAATGGGTTCGGTTATCAGTTCTGCACTTACTTCGGCAGTTACTTCCGCTGTTGCTTCTATGTCTGTTGGGTCAACTATTGCGGCAATCGGAACTGCAGCAAGTTTAGCAGGTGGTATCATTGGCGGGGTTTCTTCCTATCAACAAGGAAAAGCCGCTCAGGCTCAATACAATTATCAAGCCGAAGTCGAAAGACAAAATGCAAAAATTGCTGAACAAAATGCCGCTCAAGTTCGGCAACAAGGTATTGAAGAAAGTCGGCTCACAAGAATGAAAACCGCTCAAAAAATCGGTCTGCAATCTACTGCTATGGCTGCTAACGGTGTCGATGTAACTCAAGGAACTTCTGTCGATGTCATTGAAGATACTGCTGCTATGGGTGAATTAGATGCACTTCAAACAAGTTACAACTATGAAACCAAAGCAATGCAATATGACCAACAAGCAAATAATATGCTAAATCAAGCAAACATTGACGTCATATCGGGACGAAACGCATACAGTGCCGGTCGTATGAATGCCCTTGCTTCAGGTCTTAACGGAATTTCTAAATCTACTCAACTTGCTCAAAAATGGTATGGGTACGGAGGAAAAAACAATGGCAATCTCTAAAACAAGAATTTTTAATATGGCTTTGAACGAACTCGGTATCTCCGCTCCTATCGCTAATGCTGATGCTCAAGATGATACAAGAGCTATAATTTTAAACAACTTCTATGAAAATGCTCGTGACGAAGTATTAAAAGCGTTTGATTGGAACTTTGCCGAAAAATTCAGAAGTCTTACTCCGACAACAGAAAAATGTCTTGACCCACGCTTTAACTACGTCTATGACTACCCAAATGATTGCCTTTGCGCAAGAGAAGTCTATATAAAAGACGGGGACGGTAAAAAGAAAAAGTTTAAGCCGTCTGCTAACGAAGATGGCTCTAAAGTTATTTTAACTAATCATCACGCTATCATTCTGAAATATACAAGAAGAATTGAGAACGAAGCATACTTCGATGCCGAATTTGCAAATGCTCTCGCTTTATATCTGGCAAGTCTTGCAGGTCAAACAATTACAGGTTCGGCTGAAAGAGCAAATAATGCTCTTAAAAAATATTATGACAAAATTCGTCAATCTCAAATCTCTAACGCTCAAGAAGGTCAAGAAGTTGATTCGGACAATTCAACTTATTTAGATGCAAGGTAATAAAATGGGTCACACAAGAATTTCACAAATGTCTTTTTCAAGAGGAGAAATCGCTCCCGCTCTCCAAAACAGAACTGACATTGAACAATATTCAATATCTCTGAAAACTCTCAAAAACGGTTTTGTTCATCAAGAAGGTTGTGTCAGCAACCGCTCAGGTTTTGAATTTGTCGGTCAGGTAAAAGACAGCACGAAAAAAACAAGACTCATTCCATTCGTCTTTAACTCAGAACAAACTTACATCATTGAGGCAGGTGAAAAATATTTCAGGTTTATTCAAAACGGCGGTTATATCGTCTATTCTTCAGGTGAACACGAGGGCGAAATCGTAGAAATTGAAACACCTTATCTCGAATCGGATTTGCAATTTCTGAAATATGCTCAGTCTGCCGATATTCTTACAATAACACATCAAAACTACCCCCCTAAAGAATTGGCAAGATACAATCACGATGATTGGCGTTTATCTGATATTCTTTTTCAAGCACAAATTGCTCCGCCTTCAAATGTTACGGCAAGATTTAACAAAGCAACTCCAACTTCAAATCAAAGAACCTACACATATCTCGTTACTGCCGTCAAAAACGATACCTACGAAGAATCTGTCAGAAGTGCTACCGCAAGCGTTGTCGCTCACAGAGAAAGTCAATGGGAAACAAGCGAACAGGTTGACATCTCTTGGCAAGCTGTTGAAGGTGCTTGCGAATACAATGTATATCGTGCCGTAAACAGCGTTTTCGGATACATCGGAACTTCTCAATCAACCTCTTTTACCGATGACAATATCGAACCCGATATGAATGAAACTGCTCCTATGGGAAAAAATCCGTTTGAAAACGATAACAACCCCTCCTGCTGTGCTTATTTTCAACAAAGAAAACTTTACGGCAATACGGTAAATTCCCCTCAAACAATATACGCTTCTCAAACTGCAACTTCTAACAACTTCAACTACTCAAGACCTCTTATCGCCTCTGACAGCGTTGAAATGGTTCTCGCTGACAGAGAAGTAAATGAAATAAGACACTTAATCCCCTTCAAGGATCTGGTCGTTTTAACCTCAAACTCTGAATACAAAGTCAACGGCTCTGACGGGGTTTTTCAGGCAAATCCTATGCCCGTTGCCGTCATTCAATCCTGTTACGGTTCAAGTCACGTTCAACCTATCGTTTCAGGTTCAATGGTTCTCTTTGTCCAATCCGGAGGTAGTGTTCTGCGTGATTTGGGTTATGAATACCTATCTGACGGATACGACGGGGACGAACTCTCGCTCTTTTCTTCGCATCTTTTTGAAGGAAAGGAAATTATATATATCGCTTATGCAAAAGAGCCGTACAGGCTCGTCTATGTAGTTTTTAACGACGGTTCGGCAGCAGTTCTCACCTACAACAAAAAACAAAAATTGTGTGGTTGGGGAAGATGGATAACAAAAGGTAAATTTGAAAGTGTTGCAACTGTCCGTGAGGGTCAGGAAGATGTCGCTTATTTCATCATCAAAAGAAATTTAAACGGACAAAATGTTCGCTGTGTCGAACGTCAAAAAACAAGAATTATCAACAACGTAAGAACTGCTTTCTTCGTGGATTGCGGTATGTCTGCTCATTTTGATACCCCTAAAACTGAATTTTCGGGTCTTAATCATCTCGCTAACGAAAAAGTTATCGTTCTCGCTGACGGTGGTGTCTTTGAAAATATCACGGTTTCTCAAGACGGAAAAATTACTGTCCCGAAAGAAACAACTGACATTGTTGTCGGTTTACCTTATGAGTTTGAATTTGAAACATTGGGCATTGAGGGTGAAAATACTCACGGTCTAAAAAAAATTATTAATTCAATCTCCGTAAATATTCTCAAGTCAAGAGAAGATTTCTTTGTCGTCGGTAACAACGGTATGGAAAATCAATTATCAAGAAGTATGGCAAGTATTAATGACAGCGGTTTTCTCTTTTCGGGCAACAAGTCCGCTATGCCTTTAAATACCCCTTCCGAAAAAGCAACTATCCATATTAAACAAAAATATCCTCTCCCTCTCACTATTTCTTCTGTTTCCGCTGTCGTCAACATCGAGGACATATAAATGTATCGCAAAGAAAAAAATTTGAAAGATATAAAATATATTCTTCATAATCTGCGAAATGAAGATAAACACGAAATTATTTCTCAATTTGGTGAAAACTATATCGAAGAATATTCCCATTTGATTATGAAAAGAAATGATTACTTCGTTTTAGGTTGCAAAAAATCTGACGATACCCCCGTTTGCATGGGCGGAATTGCTGATACTGACGAAAACGGTATCGGAATGGTTTGGCTCTTATGTACTCCCGAAATCGTCAATTATCAGCATTGTCTGCTTAGAAATATCAAAAAAGATATTCAATTCTTTGACAAAAATTATTGGTTTACTTTTAACTACATCTTTAAAGAAAATTATCTCGCTAAAAAATGGTTAAGTAAATTCGGTTATAAATTTGACAAAACTGTTCCCAATCTACCCAATGATTTTGAATTATTTTATCGAACAAGAAAAACAAGAGGTTTAAGTCGTGGCTAAAATACCCGTTTATGACAGAGAAGTCGCTCCCCAATTTAACCCGCTAAGTTATATCGACTCAAGAGTTAATCAAGATACTTTCGGCGGAAACATCGCTCAGGCTCAAAAAAATGTTGCCGATGCTATGGGATATCTCGGAAACGAAATTATTGAAATAAAAGACAGGGTCGATAAAACAAAAATCCTTGAACTCAAAAATAAATCCGACGAATGGAGTGAACAAACTCTTTACTCTGAAAACGGTTATTTGAGAAAAACAGGAAAAGATGCCTACGGTCAGTCTGAAAACATCATGAAAGATTATGACAAGTATATGAGTGACGAACTTGGCAAACTTAAACTTTCTCCCGCTAATTATCAACTCGCTAAAACTTCTTTGGGTGAATGGAGAAAACCTCTCAACAGAACCGCTACTCTGCACGATTACAAACAAGGTATAAATTGGTCCCAAACCGAAATCGAAAAATCACTCAACAATTCACTTCTAAACGCTGTCAATAACAGAAATAACCCCGAAGAAATGAAAAAGGCTCTCGCAACAGGTTTTCAGGTTATTGATTGGGGGGCTGCAATCCAAAAATCCGATGAGGCTACAACAAATTACAAAAAACAAATATTCTCTCAACAAGTCTACGAAAATGTTCTATCAGGTCTGATTTCTGACAATTCATTGAATGCCGTAGAATTTTTTGAACAAAACAAAAATAAATTCTCTCCCGATAAAGTTGTCAGATTGGGTGATGCCGTTAATACCCTCAAACGCTCTTACTACGCAAGAGAAACGGCTAAAACTCTCGTCAACCTCCCTGCCGAACAAGCCTATGAAAATATTAATGCTATTCAAGATATTGAAGATAGAAATGCTGTCGTCAGAGAATATTCTTTCTTAGAAAGACAAAAAAAAGCAATCCAAAAAGAACGAAATGAACAATATGCCGATACTATCGCTAACGGTATAACCGATATCTTAAATCAGGGCGGTAACCCCAATGACCTGAAAAATCAGATTATGCGTAGCGATTTACCCTTTGAAAGCAAAAAAAAATATATTGATTTGGTTAATGATTGCGTTTCTTTAGGTCAAGAAGCAAGCCTTTGGACTGAAGTTGAAACGCTTAATGAAATGATTACAACCGATTTTGAAAAATTCCAAAAAGAAGATTTAAGTAAATATGCTCTTTCTAAGTCTGAAAGAGAAAAATACAAAAATCTTCAAAATAAAGTCGTTAACTATTCAACTGAATCTGATTTGAGAAAAATTGTTGACAACATAAATACTCGTTTTAATTGGAACAACGAAAATCTCAACGAAAGCGGTTACAAAGATAACCTCTATTATATTTTGGCAAGAATGGAAAAACTCCAAGGACAAGCATTTGATATTAAAAATCTCGACAAAGGCGAAGTCGCTGCCCTCATTGCAGGTATGAACCATAAATCAGACTCAATGCCTCAAGAACTCAATGGTCTTAAAATCAATAACTTTAAAAATATTGACGAAACTAAAGAACTTATTGCAAGAAGTGAAAATCTCCAAAAAGAAATTGAAAGTTATCCAAATGCAAAATTCAAATATAGCGTTAATGATGCCATTGCAAGAAAACTTGTAAGATTTAGAGCAGACAATAAAAGAGAACCTAATCCATCGGAAATTTACAGTATTGCCGCAAGCACTTATGCTGACCTTGCAAGAGTTAACTACAAATTAAAACAAGAAAGAGTTAATAATCAAATCAATCTGACAAAAGCTATTAACAACAAAAAAATTAAAAAAGTCGGTTACACCAAAGCACTAACCTACTTTGAAGAGGATTTAATTCCCCTTTGCGAAAAAGAAACAGGGGTCAAAATTGCAATTACTTCCACTTATCGTTCAAACGGTAAGTACGGTCATCAAAAAGGTATGAAAGCCGATATATTTCCTGTAAATCCTACTGATGAAAATGTAAGAAAAGTTACGGAATGGTTATTAAAAAGCCCAGCAATATCAACTATCTTCACATCTTCTCCAACTGCATTGAATACTTTTCGAGGTAACTCAAAACTAAAATCAGCAGTTGCCTACGACAATTCCCCTGAAGCAATCAAAGGAAAAATTAATCACAAAACTCACTTAGACATCACTTTGTCTTCTCAATTCGGCGGTACTGAACAAATTAAACCGTCAATAATGTATTCACAAAAATAAATTGGAAAATATAATGCAACTCTCAGAACAAAAACAAGAAGAATTATTCTCTAACATCATCAATCCGAACACCGGAAAAAAAATTCAACTCGGAAAAAGTATGTCCTTTAATACTGATGTTTTTGACTCAAAAACTCCCTACCAACAAAAAATAGATGAACAAAAATCATTCATTAACAGAAATGAACCAATCCGCATGAACTTACAAGCCTTGGAAGATATCCCAACTGTCCCTTCCGATATGCAAGTTGACTATCAAGAAGCAAATAATCCTCAGAAAAATTGGTATGATACATTAAATGTTGCCTCTCCCGAAGAAATTGCCGAATGGAGAAAAAAAGGAAAAATGGGTTTCGGTGAAACGGCTCAAAAAATTTTTCAACTACGAAGCCTCGCTGAAAAAATACCCTTCTTAGGTACTACCGCTACTGTCGGTATTTCTGCTGACTTGATGTGGTCTATCGACAGACTTAAAAAAGGAAAAGAAATTTCAGATGCTGAAAAAGATTTGCTCGTTGATTATTTGAGAAATTTGAAAGAAGTTCAAGTCAGAGGAACAACTCTAAGTTCTAATGTACTAAATTCTATTGCTGAAAGTGTACCCTTCGCTATCGAATTTGCTGTCGGCTTAGGTGCAATCCCCGTAACAGGCGGTGGCAGTTCTACTCTTTCTATGCAAGCACTCTCTAAAATCGCCTCAAAAAAAGCCGCTCAAAAAGCAATCCAAAATGAAATTAAAAGACTGTCCGTCGAAAGCACTATGACAGGGGTTAAAAAGAATATTTCAGGTGCTACAACTAAACAACTCTTAAATCAAGCAATGAAAGATTATGCTCTTGGCGGTGCTTCCCAAACTGCCAAAATTATGTCAGAAGCAGGGGCAAAAACTACCTTATCAACTATCTTGAAAAATGCTCCTAAAGATGCAATGAGAGCAACTGTCGGTTCAAATCCGTTAAAATATATGTCTGCTACTCGTTTCGCAAACAACTTCGCCGACAGACAACTCGCAGGAAGTATGTATGTTACTGATGCCGGAGAAGGTGTTTTTACAAATCCTGAAAATTGGGCTTTATCTTTTATGAAAGCAATCGGAACAACTGTTTTCGACAACTATTCGGAAACTGTCGGATTTATGTTTGCTCCTATAACCAATCTCTCTAAATGGTTTGCAAAACCAATAAGAAAAGTCTTACCTAAAAAATTCTATGAAAACTTAGATAATTTGGTAAATTCAAAATTCGGTATGAAAGCAAGTGATGCTTTCAGAAAATATGGATATGACGGAGTTTTGGAAGAAATGGGCGAAGAACTCGTAAATCGTTTCCTCTGTCAAACATTCGGAATAAACGGTCTTGATGAGTACAATATCGACGGTTTTCTTAATAACGTTTTATATGCTAATAATCCTATCCAATGGGCAACTGAAGCCTTATCGTTTTCTGCAATGTCAGGAGCAGGACATACAATCTACGGGGCAAGTTCTGCTATTAAAGAATGGAACAAAAAATTAACTCAATCAAAATCAGCAAATGCTCTCGTTGAACAAATGAATAATTCCGATAACGCTGAATATCGCTCAAAACAAATTACTAAAATCCAAAATCAATTTGAAAAATATTTAAAATCAAATCCGATAAATCTCTCAAAAAATGCTACCCCCGAAGAATTTCAACAAAAATACGATGAAGCAAAATTTGATTTTCTTGAAAATCTATCAAAGAAAAATATGTCAGCTGAAGAATTTTATCTTGAACAAGGTTTGGTAAAAATTAAAGGCTCTCAATCCGCCGCTGAAAGATTATTAAGAAAAAAACTTGCTCAAAAAGGTGTCGATGAAAATACTATCAATGATTTTATTCAGTCTGCATCGGAAAACCAAATTAGAGATGAATTAAAAAATCATATCATTCAAGATAATGAGGAAAAACAAAAACAACAATCAGAAATTGAACGAAAAAAGAATGAAGTTGTTGATAAGTCATACAAACTGCTTTTGAAAGGCGGAGTTGAAAAAAATGTCGCTTGGGCAAATGCTAAACTTTTTGGGCAATTTTATGAAAAATACGGTGCAAAAAATAATCAGGTTTTTGACAAGTGGTTCGACAAGTGGGAAGTCGAATACAATATTCCTGCAAATGAAAGAAATGCTCGTTTTCAATCCGCAAATACTGCCGGTGCGGAAACTTCTGCGGAAATCTCCGATGCTCAAAAAGAATGGCAAGAAAAAGGTACTGATAGCAAATACTTCAAAAAATGGTTCGGTGATAGCAAAGTCGTTGACGAAAACGGTCAGCCCTTAGTCGTTTATCACGGTTCGTCCTCTCACGATATTACTACGTTTGATAGTGATAAAACTTTGTATGGTGAGATTTCAAAAGGTTTTAACTTCTTTACTAATAAAAAATCTGCTTATCAAAACTCGGCAGATGATTATGCTAATTTTGCAGGAACAAATGGTTACAGAAGAAGTGGGAAAGTATATGAAACATATTTAAAAATACAAAAGCCATTGCATATTAAATATACAAGTAATGCAATGTCTTTGTATAAGGGTGATAAACAATACTCAACTCCTGTGGAGTATTACGACACCAACTATAAAGAAATAAAAGAAAAATATAACAATGGTGATTATGACGGCATTATAATTGAGAATACTGATAAAAATAATGATGACAGTATTATTTATTTAGTGCCTAATTCTGAACAAATTAAATCCGTTGACAATCAAGGTACATTCGATGAATCTAATCCGAATATATATTATCAATCCGCATATCATGGAACTCCTCACAAGTTCGATAACTTCTCAACTGAACATATCGGCTCTGGTGAGGGTGCTCAAGCACACGGTTGGGGTTTGTATTTTGCAAGCAATAAAAAAGTTTCTGAAGATTATAGAAAAACTTTAAGTGATACTATCGGAATTGGAACTGAAATCTTAGTTGATAATGTAACTTATAAGAAAATTGCTACAAATACTTATAAAAAGAAAGATAATATATATGATAGTGTAGATGATTATTTAAACAAGGCATTAAATTTTATTGAAATTCAAGGCTCTAAAAAAAAGGCTCTTAAATATGTTCAAGAACAAATTGACAATCATAAAGATGCCGGTTATTTTGATGATGCTGTTTATTATATAAGAATTAAAGACGCTCTTAATGAAATAATCAAAGCAAAAATAACAAAATATGCAGATGATTACGGTCAACTCTACGAGGTTGAAATTCCCGAAGATGATGAAATGCTCGATGAAGATTTGCCATTCTCTGAACAACCTCAAAATGTTCAAGAGGCATTCGGGGAGATGATTAAGGCTGACCAAAACGGTCAATTAATTCTTCTTGATAGCGACAGGGATGAAAGCGAAATACCGATAACGAGTTTGTCTGTCGGTGAAATAGTTAGCGAAAATCCGAACGGAAAGAAAATCTATGACCGTATTAGTTCGACAATCGCTGATGTGTACGGTGTTGACTATGCCGAAGCGGATAAACTCGCAAGCGAATTGCTCAACCGTTACGGTATAAAAGGCATAAAATATGACGGTCAAACTGACGGTCAATGCTACGTCATTTTTAATCCCGAAAATATTGATATTACAAGAACATTCTATCAAGAAGGGGTTAATCAAAAAGACAGTATTGAACAAAGAACGGATAAGTCAAAATATTTAACTGATAATGAAGTTGAGCAACTAAAAAAAGATAAAGAAAATTTTGTTGTTTATGTTCAAAAAATGATAGATGACAAATTATCACCATTAACGCAAATTAGAGTATTAGAAAAATTACCTTCGGCATATAATAAAATATCACAACTCAAAGGTAAAAAAGTTGTGATTACTCAAAATGTTTATAAAAAAATTATTGATTTACCAAATAAATTTAACAAAAATCACAATATTGACAAAAAACGAGCACTAAAATTACCTGAATATCTATCAGACCCATTATACATTTTGCAATCAACATCAGAAGGAAATGAACATAGATTTGTTGTCGTTACGGCTTCAAAAGGTAATAAACCTAAAGAAAAATTGTCTATTATTCTTCAACCAAATAACAATGTCGCTGTTGTTTCTGCTTATGATGAAGCAATAAATATTAGCGAAGAAAAGAAAAACAATAGAGTTTTGTATGACAAAAAGAAAGAGTTATCTAAGACATTATCTGCATCGAAGGCAGTAACGATAGACAACTCTGATACTATTATAACAAATAGTACAGGTAATTTCAACTCTGAACAAAAAACATTTCTTCAAAATGAAAACGAAAAATTCATCGCAGGATATTCTTATCAAGAAGTTATGGACAAGTTAAGCGGATTGTATGACAAACTCGATGCCAATGAAAATTTTGAAGAACAAAATCAAGATATTATGGCTCAAATTCACGTTCTTGAAGATGCCTATGAGGTCTCTGAAAATCCCGATAATTATTCATTTACTCAAGTGTCTGATGCAATGCTTAATGCTTATTATGTAATGAATAACCAAAAACTTCCGCAAGATTTCCTTGAAACTGATAAGAAATCCGAAAGAACATATAGTGATTTGCTCAATGCTCACAACGAAAAGAAAGAAAAACAAATCAACGAATATCACGGTTATTTTACAGAAGGTCAAAATAAAAATATCATCACAATTATGCAAAGCAGTAACAAATCAACTGCTCTTCATGAACTCGGACACTTATTTCTCAACGGTCTAAATGAACTTGCCAAAGTATCGGAAGAGGCAAAAATTCAACTCGACGAGGTAAACAAGTGGCTCGGTTACAGCGGAGAATACACCGTTCAACAACACGAAAAGTTTGCAAGAAGTTTTGAAGCATATTTATACAAAGGAAAAGCACCAAATAACAAATTAAGACAAGTCTTTGAAAACTTCAAAGAATGGCTAAAATCTGTCTATAAAGACATCTCTGAACTTGTTAATCAAGGTGCTGATATTTCTGATGAAGTTCAACAAATGTTCGATAGAATGTTCGGTAATGATGAACAATATCAAGAACAAAAACAAGTAAATGAACTCGTTAATAAAATTAAAAAACTCGGCAAACGTGCCAAAAAAACAAAAGAAACCAATTTTGAAGAAAATGACGAAACTGCAAAAAGACACAAAGAAGTTTGCTATGAAATATTATCGTTAGGTACAGGCAAGTCAATAAAATATCTCAAATCAATTTTTGAAAGCAATTCAACTTCTGATGCTATGGTAAAAAAGAGAGATAATATTGAAAAATTGCTTGACAAAGTCGATGATAAAATTTCAGCCTCCGGCGGTATGCAACCCGAATGGTTAGAGTTTTTCTCCAATACAGGTGTTTCTTACAATAACGATGAGGTAAACGCTTCGGCTGAACTCGTCAGACAAGCCTATGACAAAATTGTGAACAGGGCTTTTGGTGTAAAAAATTACGATAATTACTTATCTGAAAAGGCAGAATACTTTGAACAGGCAATCGAAGCCGCTAATCTGCAATTCGATGCCTTAGTTAAAGCATTCAAAAATGAAAACAGAGATGTTGCTCTATCCGCTATTTATGAATGGTTAGAACAACTTGATGAAGAAATTAAACCCGATTTTGAAAACAAAATTATCTATGAAATGGGGGCAATCGAAAGAAACGAAAATGCTGACAAATTCGACATTGCAAAAAGAAAAATCTTACAAAAAGCAATGGATTTAGAGCAACAACAAAATTTGAAGGCAAATGAAAAATACAAGCAAACAGTAATGGAAATTATCAAAAATCTTGATTTCCTCCAACCTACCGACAAAGCAAAATTGACTGCAAACATTCTCGATGTTCCGTCTGTTAACTTCTTGATGCACAAAATCGAAAACATTATGGATATTGCCAAAACTATGGAAGATGTCCACCTTAGAAGAATGCTCGAAATTGAAATTCACAAAGAACTTCAATCTACCAAAAATATTAAAAAGAACGGCAGAACTGTCGGAAAATACGACTACAAAACAAATAAACTCTTTGAAGAACTTAGAGAATTAGACAGACTTTCAACAGAACAAGCAAATGATATTCGCTTAAATGCTGCAAAATTTTCACAAGCGGAAGATACGGGGCTTTCTTTTAAAGACAAATTAATAAACAAGTTCTTATCATACAAAGCGGGCGGAAGAACATACTCTGACACAGAACTTATGAAAAGTATCTATGATGATATTTTAAAAGTAAAACTTGCAGGAAAATGCGCAAAATCAGAAATTGATTTGAATGAAAAACTCGACGCAACCAAAGATATTGATGAACTGATAGAAATAGTCGAAAATAAAAAAGATGCAAATTTTGTATTAAAAGGTTATATTAATATTTTTGGAAATGTTGAAAGCACTCTCAACGCTCTTTTTAACAAAGAAATAAAAGAAAGATACGGTTCGGAACTCCTCTACGCTGAAACGAATGCACAGGCTTGGCAACATCAACAAAAACAGAAATTTGAAAAAGAAGTTGCTAAAATTTACGGACTTCCTAAATGGTGTTGGGACAAAAAAATACTTGAATACCTTGCTGAAAAACACACCTACCCCGAAATTAGAAGAAAATATGCACCAAATAGCGATGAAATAATTAAAACAAGAATAATTAACAGAACTCTTACCAAAATGGACATTATTCAAGCGTATATTTGGAGTAAAAATGATATTCTCGAAAAACGTTTAATAAATCAATTCGGGGAAGAAACTCTCTCCTCTATGTTTGATGAAATGTCTTCTGAAGATGTTAAACTTGCAGAACTTTTAATGAGTACGGCTCAATCATTCTATCCGCTCGTAAACAAAGCCTTTATCAACAAGTATGGATTAGATTTACCAAAAGTTTCCTGCTACTTCCCCTCAACTCCCGAAAGAGGTTCGGAAGTCGATTTGTTTAATGAATATTCAAGTAAATCTTTAGGTAACGGATTCACAAAGTCTCGTGCAGAATCTGAAATTTTACCAATGGATTTTCACAACCCCGTTGCAACGTTATATTCCCACATTGACGGTGTCTCAAAATTCGTCTTTATGTCTGACATTTTAGACAAAATGAATTTGAGATTTAAAGACCTTGACCTCAAACGTGTAATCATTAACAAGTTTGGCGATGATGTCCACAAAACCCTTATTCAAGAACTTGCAAACGTAACCTACAAAAAAGAAGCTCCTGTTTTCAACGGAATGAATAAAATTTTAGATAATGCTATCAGCAACTGGATTACGGGAAATATTGCCGTTAAGCCGATAGTCGGGCTAAAGCAATTATTATCCGCCAACAACTATGCCGTTGATATGCCATATTTGACTTGGCAAAAAGGATTTTTAAAATCAATCGCCGATTACAAAAATACAATCGACTATATGATGAAAATTCCCTATCTGAAAGCAAGATATGAGGGCAATTTTTCAAACGAATTTTTGAAACAAACTATCGAAAACAGTGCTTTTGCAACATCTAAAAAACTCAAAGATTTATGCACAATCTTCGTCAAAATCGGTGATATCGGTGCTATTATTTTCGGTAGAAAACCATACATTGATTACCTTATAAACGAAAAAGGAATGAGCGAAGATGAAGCAATTAAACAATTTGTCCTTTCGACAAATCGCTCTCAACAATCAAGTGCAATTTCTTCACTCTCGAATTTTCAAGTGAATATGACAAGAAACCCGATAGGTAAACTCTTTATCGCTTTCAAAAACTCCCCTCAACAATATGTCAGAATGTGTGCAGATGCTCTCATTTCTGCAACAAACGGAGATATGACTGCAAAACAATGTGCAAAAGTCATCTTTCAATATGCCTACGTTCAGCCGTTATTATACACGATTGCAACATCAGGCGCTCTGTTCAGATTTATGTTCACGGGTGATGATGATGACATCAAAGAAGATGCTATCTCAAGTATTTTTAACCTAAATGCCGATGCTCTCCCGATTGTCGGTGACATATACAAATTTGCAATCCAAAAATTACTTAACCAAAAAGCCTTACCTCAATCTACTCCTTTGCTTGGTGATATTCAAACTGAAATCAACAGACTTGCCAAAGACGGAGCAACCGCTGAAGATTATCTTCAAGCAATCGGCTATCTCTGTTTACACGTTGGTTTGGGTTACAACTCCCGTGCAATGTTTACTATGGGCTCAGGTGTCGGTGACATCTTTACGGGCAACCCTGCAAAAGGCTCTATGAAAGTCTTTGGCTATACCGACAAGAGAGCAAAAAGAATTACTGAAAAATAAATATTAGAAAGGATAAAATCGTATGATACCTGTCACAAATCCCTATAACAACTGGCAGGGCGATAACTCTACGACAAAATTCGATTTTGATTTTTTAGTCGAAAATCAATCTCAATTACTCGTTTTCGTTACCGCTGCCGACAAAACAGTTCGCCAATTAACCTATGAAACAGATTACACTATTACAGGCTTTGGTAACAATAACGGCGGATATATTACATATCCGATTAATGAAGAAAATGATAAATTGCAAAATGATGAAACAATTACTCTGCAACTCGTTTTACCGATAACTCAACAATCGGAATACGGTACTTCCTCTGAACTTAACCCGAAAGATATTGAACACTCTCTCGACTATTTGACAAGAATTGCTCAAATTCAAAACAGACAACTCGAACGGTCTGTCAAAGTTGCCGAAGGTTCAGGAATAGATACAGGAAAACTTGTAAATTCTGTAAACGCAATCTATGAGAATATTGACGTAATTAATGCCGTAAATAACAACAAAACAAACATCAATGTCGCAGTCGCAAATGAAACGAACATCAACATCGTTGCAAATTCCATTGAAAACGTGAATACTGTCGGGAATGATATTGCGAACGTCAATGCCGTTGCAAGCAACGAAACGAACATAAATGCCGTAAACGACAATGCAACGAACATCAATACCGTTGCAAATTCTATTGGAAATGTGAACTCCGTAGGTACAAATATTGAAGCGGTAAAATCGGTAAACGCTAACGAAGCAAATATCAACGCTGTCAACGAAAATAAAGCGAACATCAATACCGTTGCAAGTGCTATTGAAAACGTAAATACTGTCGGGAATGATATTGCGAACGTCAATGCCGTTGCAGAAAATCAAACAAACATTAATACCGTAGCCGCAAATGGGGCAGATATCACCACTGTTGCAGGTTCAATTAAAAATGTAAACAATGTTGGCTCTAATATAAAAGCAGTGCAACAAGTAAGTGTTATTGCAGAAAATGTTAACACCGTAGCCACAGACATATTAAATGTCCACGAGGTAGGAACACACATAAACGATGTTGTGACAGTTAAAAACGGCTTGGGGTCTGTAGAAGTTGTAGCGAATAACATAGCAGATGTGCAAGCAGTAGAAACTATACAAGAGTCAATTACTACGGTTGCTCAGAACAAGGACACTGTAGTAAGTGTAGGAAATAACATAGCAACTATAAACGCGGTCAATGCAAACAAAAACAATATCAATGCCGTTGCAGGAAATGAAGCAAATATAACCGCGGTCAATGCGAACAAAAATAACATAAACACTGTTAGCGGCTTAAGCGCAAAAATTAGTGCAGTTGTTAATAACGAAACGAACATCAACATCGTTGCAAATTCCATTGAAAACGTGAATACTGTCGGGAATAATATTGCGAACGTCAATGCCGTTGCAGAAAATCAAACAAATATTAATGCTGTAAACGACAATGCAACGAACATCAATACCGTGGCGACTAATATTTCCGACGTATCTGCTGTTGCTGATGCCACCGCTGACATCGAGGTATGTGCCGGCAATATCGAGGATATTAAATCCGCTCCGTCTTTTGCCGAACAAGCAAAAGACTCTGCAAAACAATCAATTTACAGGGATTTGTTTCAATGCAATTCTCTGAACTTAAATGCCGAAAAACCAAAAACATATTTTGAACATATCGAAAATTTAAAACATAGCACGTTTGATAAGAGTAAATTTACGGTTGTCGGAAGTCCTACGATTACGAATGACGGAATTGCTAGTGGGTTTAGTGTAACGAATTACCTTAAAATTCCCAATTTCCCGACAATTAAAGACAACATTACTATCTTCTGCAAATTCAATTCCGGCTATAAAGAAACAAGTTTAACAAATTTTCTTTTTGGTTGGTATTATAGTGAAAATCTTTCATATTTCAGATTTGACTTTATGTCGAATAGTGCCTTTCGAGCAAGTTGGAGAGATAAAAATTTGGTTACAGGCGGTTCTCCCACTAATATTGCTATGCAAACGAATTCTGACCACACGTTAAAAGTAAGCCTGACAAACGCTCATATTGAATGTTATTTAGACGGTAATTTGTGGTTTGCTAAAGATGTGGAACTTGACTTTTCACATCTTAAACCTGAATATTTTACTCTCGGAGCACAGAATGTCGTTAGCACTTGGTTTCTTGAGAATGGTTCGATTGATTTGTCACAATTTTCTGTTAAAGTTGACGGTGTCGAAGTCTTTAGCGGTAATAAGACAGGCATAGACGTTATTAAAGAGAATGACTTTGCTTCAATCACGCGCTTATCTGCATACATTTACGGCGAAAATAAAATCTACTCTACCATAAACTCCTCTGCTGATGTTCCAACGGTTTTGTATAATTCCGACGGTTCAATTTATACGGGAGATGAGTGGAGTATTTCTGATGGTGTTGTCTATTACGGAGAAAACGCTGCTACAAAAGACTCATCCAAAGATATTTATCTAACAAAACAAAATATGAGTGTGGATGCAGGTGTAAATATAACAGACGATAGTGTATTATCAAACTGTGCAGTGCACAAATATGTAAGAACTTCTTGTCTTGTTGACCCTAACTCAACCGACTACGAGATTGATATATCGTTTACTGCAAGTAATATCACAAAACAAAAACAAATTTGCACAAGTTCACATTTCTATATTTTTGCGCTCGTAATACACCAATCTAAAACTATACTTTTTCTTGGCGACGGTAGTACATGGAATATTGCAACTGTTAGCAACGCTTGTGGTAAGACCGTATTGCAAAACGGTATAAAATATATACTCAAGTTTATTCGAAAAAATGATAAATACTTTTTAAAATTATTTAATACTGCAACAGGAGAAGAAACTACCGAAGCCACAATAACATCATCTGTATCAGTGCCTTTAACTGCATTTCTCAATTTGGGTACGCAAACTGGTTGGCCTGCACCTGCTGATTGTGCCTATGACTTAAATTTATGCAGGCAATATATTAACGGTGAACTCGTATATCAACCCTGCCTTAAAATTCCTTACACAGAAAGCAAGTCAGGTTCAAAAATTGTCGACGTTGCTTATCGTGACAGGGTGCAAGATGTCTATTCACAAGGCTTTGACAAGTATTATTACACGCTTGATGAGGCAACTAAATCGGTTGACGAACTAACAGGATTTAATCAAACATTATCAATATCAAAGACCGACGACAGTACAGTGACAAAATTTGCCGACGGAACTGTTGAAATTTGCGGAAGGGTTACGACGGCAGGAACAATCAATCTTCCTGTAACTCTTAAAGACACAAATTATTTCTGCACTCTTACGGCAACGGAAAAAACGACAACGTCATTCACGACAACACAAACAGGCGATTACATATTGAAAGGAGAGTTGGCATAATGGAAATTTTATACACGCAAAAAGATTATCAAGAGCAATCCGAACTTGCTAACTCGCAAGGTCTTAAATTATACAGATATCAACACGATGTCGAATATACCGAAGTAGTCGGAGATTGGAACTATGAAACAAAAACGATAACCTACACGGATATCGACGGAAATGAAGTAACAGAAGAAATACAGGTTAAAACAACTCCGATTATGACGACGGGAACAATCGTCACGATTGACGAAAACGGAAACGAAGTTGAAATAATCGGGCAAGTTCAGCAAACGCACGAAGAAACTAAAACAAAACAGGTTGAAGAACTGATTATCGCTGATTTTGATTATTATATCTGCACGTTCGACAACATCACCGACGGCACTCTGAACGAAAATTATGAGGAAGAAAAATTAACTGCTGAGCAAGAAAAAATCGGAAATCTGACAATAACAAAAAGGGATTTTATGCTTGCCATTCAAGAAAAGGGAATAACATACGAACAAGTGAAAAATCTTGTCGGACTAAATCCGCAAGCACAAATGGAATGGGATTTATGCGTGGTTTTGCAACGTAAAAATCCGCTTTTGGACGCTGTCGCTATGCAAGTCGGAATCACTCCGGAACAACTTGATGAAATTTTTGTAACTTTAGGCAGGTAAAATGTCAATTTTTAAATACTTCAAATTATGGTTTTTGCCTCGTGGCAAAGGTCAATTTTGCTGTGGGTTCAAAATTACTTTGCCAATCGGAAAAGACCCAAAAACAGAAAGGAAAAATAATGGGAAAAATCTTAAACCAAATTGATGATATCAGAGAAAATGTCGAAGATGCGATTGCGGATTTGCTCGCAAAAATCGACAAAAACAAACCTCTCGATGAAGCAGAAAAGGCAATCTTGACAACGGGTATCAAAACGGGGTTATGCTCCCTCGGATTTTCTCTAACAAACGAACAAATCCAAGAAATCGTTGACCCGATTGTGGAAGTCGGATTTTCGACAATTAACAAAAAAGTACAAAAACAATTAAAAAAGAAAAATAAAAAATATATAGAAAGACACAAAAATGATGAGATTAAATAAAAAAGGGCGGTGGATTACCGCTCATTCAAGGCTTGAGCAGGTCGATGACGATACATACGAACTTTTGGACAACGAACTCTTTGAGGACGTTGACGGTACGTTATACCTTGCTCCACGATTGCTCCTGACGGACAATTTCAGCCGTCCGTTTGGGAATAAACAGAAATATGATGTTCGCCCTTCGCATATTCACGATATCGGGTGCAGATATAGGCAATTAATCAAGGTTAATGTCACTTTGGACACTTTGGTTATGTCAGGAAAACTTCGCAAAAAAGACGGTGAAAAAATAGTCCTTGATGATGTGCCGACGGGTTGGTTGACCGTGATTGATGTGAAAAAATTTGAAGTTGATAATCTTTTTAAGAGAATGTGCGAAGCAACTAATATGCCGAAAAATATCGTATGGCTCTACCGTTGCGGTGTATTCTGTAATGTCGGTTGGCTTTGGTCGGGTAAGACAAAAATCGAAAAAGATAATATTTTTAAGTTTAGTTTGTGAGGATAAGTGAATATTTTTCAGATAATAGAATCTGTTGCCCTTGTGATAACGATTTTGGGCAACTTCGTTGTTATGGGCTACATTTGGGGTCGGCTGACGACAGAAATTGAAGCAATAAAAGAAGAAATTAAAATCGGTAACGACAATATGAAAGAGAACATTCAACGGCTTGAGCGAAAACAAGACCGTCATAACGGGCTGTACGAAAAGGTCACTCGCTGTGAAGAGTCAACAAAATCCGCTCATCATCGGCTTGATGCAATGGAATCGAGGGTGAAATGAAACGAATAATTTTGCATTGGACGGCGGGGTCGAATTTCCCTAACACAACGGATTTACAGCATTATCATTACGTTATCGACAAAGGCGGAAAAGTGACCGAAGGTGTTTTCCCTGTTTCAGCGAATGAAGTTTGCAAAAGTTGCGGAAACAAAGCACTTTATGCGGCACACACAGGCGGTGGAAATACAGGAAGTATCGGGGTTGCGGTCTGCGGAATGGCAAATTACAAAGGTAAATTGTCCGATACCAAATTTCCGCTGACGAAAATTCAGGTTGAGAGAATGTTCTCATTTACGGCAGAACTTTGTAAAAAATACGGTATTCCTGTCACACCCGATACCGTGCTGACACATTATGAATTTGGCAAAAGTCACCCGAACACAAGCAGTTTCGGCAAAATCGACATCACGATTTTACCGCCGTATCTGTCTGTAAAACCTCAACAGGTCGGGGATTTTATCCGTGGAAAGGTTAAATGGTATCTTGAGAAGATGAAGTGA